CTGATAAACAGATGTTAGCCATTTTGTTCATGAGGACTAATTTCTTTTCCTCAAACTTATCAACTACACCCTGACATCTTTCTGTAAACTCTTTCCACCCCGGAACCTCAAATACTGCCCCCATGTTATACCTCCTCTGTAGCGTTGAGTGGTATTTCTAAGTGTGTTCTCTTCTTATAAGGCTTATCAGCCACCGCCTTATATTCTGAGGATAAAATGATCTGTCCATACTCATCCAGATCATAAACACACACGATATCTCCCAGACGGATATCACTCTCAGGATCCATATACAGAGAAAATCCTGTATAATTGGCTTTCTGAGGCTCTAACTGTGTGGTGCTATTACTATCCTTTGTCATCATCAAAGCACATTCATAACTCCCTACATCAGTCAAAGTATTAACAGGTCTGTTATACTGCCCCAGAGTGGAGCTATAACGCTTTACTATACACTGTTTGTCATAATAAAACATTTCTCATCACCTCCGGGGAATCAGCCTTGTAAAAGGATACAAACGCTGTTTAATACTATCCGGGAAATACTCCTGAAATGAGGTACTCTCATCTCCTAAATTCTGTGAGCTGTAACCCTCAGCCTGTCTCTTTCTGTACCGGGCTAACACAAGATCCTCCAGCACACTATTGAGCTGTTTAGGGAAAATATCCTCCCCGGTATCAGGATCAAGAAAGTTATCTCTACAAACAGCCTCAATATCTTCACGGGCTTTCTCCATGTAGACAGAAAGGAGCTTGAGTTTTTCCTCATTATCTGAGGATATTCCCAGAATGATCCTCACTCTTTCTAAGCTGTCCATAGGATCACACCCCCTTAGTCCTCAATAAGCTCTACATCATCAATCTCTAAGAGAGCTCTTGCTACAGCCGGATCAGTAGTAGAATACTTACCAGCCATAAACTGAACACCCAGAGAGGAGACTGTCAGATACTTGTTAGAGGATCTCAGGTTATATACCTTAGCCTCAGCTTTTGCCTCTGTGGGCTCCTGTACGGCTTTCTCAGCCGCTTTAGTTGTACCAGCCATTACTTTTACCTCCTTGAATTTCTAAGCCTTTAAACAGGCTCTTATTTTGTGATATTGGTGAGCTTAGCACCGGAATAGCTGTTTAACAGCTTGATTGTACTTTCATTCAGAATATGTCCTTTGAAGTAGTCACCATTCTTAGGGAGCATCTCAAAGAAAGTACCTCTCAGCTCAGCAATCTCTACCTGATCTAAGTCAAGGATCAGCATTGTGTTTGCGTCCATATGACGATCAAGTACCAGATTGAGAGTACCGAAATCACTTTCGATCTTCTGTACTGTGATACCAAGAACCTGATTGAGTCCCTGTTCTGTGTTGATACGGATATTACCATCAGCTTTAATCAGGCTGTTGATAATTCTCTTTGTACCAGCGTTTACAAATGTGAAATACTCACCCTGAGATCCATGATTCCACATTTTCTGCATAGCATCCAGCATAAGAACCTCTGTAAGTCCCTCTGTTGCATCAACTACGTTATCTGCATTAACGAGGTTTACAAGTCCGTTCATCTGACGGGGTACAGTTTCACTACCAGCCGCCTTAGTACCATTCAGGAAGTACCACTCAAGATCTCTCTTTGTCTCAATCAGACGATCAGCAATCTCAGCCTCAAAGCTCTTACCAATGCCCTTAGGATTAAGAGCCTGAGCTGTACCAGATACCTGAGTTACTTTCTCAATGATCTGACAGAGGTTAGAAAGAGTGGATCTGCTGGACTTGATAGGATCACCAGCCTCAGCACCCTCCAGCTTAAGAGTACCTCTTGTTTCATTCAGTTTTCTTTCTCTCCAGCTTACTGTAATATCGTTAGCCGGAACTACAGCCCCTCTACCCATTAACAGAGTAGTAAGAGGAGTATCAGTAGGAGATGTGAGTGCAATCTCTTCTCTAAGATCAACAACCTCATTCTCCAGAAAATCCTTACGTTTTAACATTTCTGCCATTTTAAATTTTCCTCCTTAAATTTTTGTTATTCCTCACTGAACAATCCGCTCAGCTTTTCTCCGATCATGCCCTTGACATTCCCGGTCTTTTTGTAATCACTGTAAGACTTATCTCCAGTCTTTTCCTTTGAAGCTGGAGGAGTATGTCCTTTCAGAAACTCAGCCTTTTCTTTTGCAACCTGTTTCTTAACCTCAGCGTCAAAAAGCTCTTTCATGCCCTTAATTCTTTCTGTGAGCTTTTTCTTTCTTTCCTCTTCATCAGAAATAAGAGCCAGATCTTCTACAGCAACCAGGTTTCTAAATCCTGTATCAAGTCCAAGCTCTGCCACAGCATCCACTACATCAAGTCGCAAACCTTTGATTGTGAGCTCATGCTCTTTTCTTGCGTTTTCAGCGGCTCTCTCCTCATCTTCTGCCTTACGCTTTTCATCCTCAGACATTTTCTCAAGAGCGGCTTTCTTTTCCTGATCCTGTTTCCATTTCTTTTGTGCGGCGGTAACTCTCTGATCTGCCAGCTTTTCATAGTTAGCCTTTAACTCTGCCTCTACTTCTGCCCTGATCTGTTCCTCAGTCTTAACAGCCCCGGAGCCTGTCTTACTGTCTTTTGTCTCAGTGCCAGTATTGGTAGTGGTCTTTTCCTCTGTAGAAGTCTCTACAGTAGTTGCTGTTCCTTTTGTTTCGTCCATTGTATTAAATCCTCCTTTTTATAAGTTTTAAGATGTAAAACCCCCGTAGGTTTTCTACATTTAACCCTCTATACATATGTGTGTTTACTTCCTATAAAATCAGCCTACTAAGTGAGTAAAAGACAAAAAAAAAGAGGTTATCAGCCTTTTACAGCCAATAGCCTCATTTCTTCTACTCAATCAATCCCATAAAGAACCTTTTCCCGGTAACTTCTCTAACACTTCATAAAAGTGTGGAATATCCTGTATTTTCTTCCCGTCCTTTATTTGTTCAAGTACCTCAATCTTTTCATCCAGTAACTCCTCACTGTCCACATCAAAATAAACCATTTCAGGAATACCAATAGCGTAACTTAAGAGCCGCATAATCTTCATCAGCTTTTCTTCTTTACTCATAGTTCAGCTACCTCCTTTGCCATATCTTCTACACATTGCCTAAGGGCTTTAACAATTTCAGGATGATCCTCAGCTAAGATCTCAATAAGCTCAGGGTGTCCTATGCTTAAAGCGGCATAGTTAGCCAAACTCTCTGAGCAATTAGGGTTATTTCTATGTCTATCCTGATAATATGAGGATCCGTGACCGTAAATTACCTCTCCCGTATCTCTAAATACACCATTGCTTATAGCATCATAAATATCCTGTAATCCAGATATTCCACCGCCTTTAAAGCTCCTTATTTCCTTATCACTTTCTGCAACAATTTCTTTCCATATCTTTTTAGCTGTGCTGTTAAACTTCTTTGCATCAATCTTCCCAGCATAATACTGTTTATCCAGTTCTGCTATCATTGTATCATACTTTTCATGTCTTTTTTTGTTTATCTTCTGATAATACTCAGAAAACTCAGTAAAGAGCTTTTTAGCTCGATCTCCAATTTTAGGAGTAGCCTTATCAAATGCTCCTATAAGCGGCTTATAAGACTCAGAAAACATCTTGTTAGGATATTTAACCTCCCCCCTAACAGATAATAGCATATCAAGAAAGTGCATTTCCTCATGTAAACTTGTATCACAAGTACCAACAAACTTAGGATCTATTTTAGGAATACCCACATCTACACACCACTCAAAGTTTTTTGTAAGTGACCGCTTAACCCTATGCTCCCCATGTGTTACCTTAATCACAACATCATCAGGCAGTTTCTCACATAATTTATCCATATTCTTGTACAATTTCAAGATATTAGGATCCGTCACATTTTGAGCATTAACATAATCTAACAGAGCTTGAGTGTTTTTAGCCTCTGTCTTTTTGCTGTAAAATGCCTCCGGGTAATCTGTGAGCTTAACCTCAGTTTTCTCCAGATCTGTCTTAGCAGTATCTGCTGTAACCTTAGCTTTTATAATCTCTTCTGACTGTTTAGCCTCCTGAGCCGCCTTAATCCTTGCCGCCTCTTTCTCTTTCCATTTCTCATAGTTCTCAGCCCCTCTAACGGATCCGGTAAGCTCATTTAGCTCATTATCCTCAAAGGTATCCTTTACTACAGGAATATACCAGCATCTACAATTAGGGTGTCGAGGTAAAGAGGGCTCCTCCCCCAGCTTATACACTTTCCCGTGATCCTCCCGGCATAAATCACAAGTCCGGCTGTCTCCTCCATTGTTAGCCGCCATATAGCGAACCTCACCAACATTTTGATCCTCAAAAGCCGCCGCCTGTGAGGAGTATGTTACCCTCTTTGTTTCTGTCCGGGCTACTCTCATAGCATTATATTTTGAAGTATTGATGTTAGCCCCTACTCTATCCGCTATCCTGTCCATATCCTCTCCTAAGATCATGGACTGAGTAAGCCCTACCCTTAAGTTTCTCCCCAGCCTGTCCTTATCTAACCATAAACGATCTGAGAACATAGCCCCAGACCACGGGTAATCAAGTGTATCCTGTATCAGACGGGGATTAAGCATATTAAAGCTACTCTTTACTGTCTGAGTCTGTCCTAAGGTGTATACCGTCCTTAAGAACTGATCTGTATAGATATTCTGGAGATTAGTTCTAAACACGGTATTCTCCTGTTTACCCAGCTTAATCAGCTCTTTATTGATCTGTTCAAAGAGTCCTCTACTCCGGGTGAGGGCTGACTGGTTCGCATAGCTCCACTCTCCTCCAGCTTTCTTTACTTTTGCGATAGTCTCAGCTACGTTTCCTAAAATCTCTTTCTGACAGGATCCATAGATAGAGGCTAAGACTTTATTTAACTTCTCAGCATCCTCAAAAGCTCTCTTGTTATTCCTCATAAAGTCCTTTTGCCTCTCATCTATGAGCTTAGCTCTCCTGATCCCGTCCTGTCTCAAGATCTCCCTCTGTTCTGGAGTGAGCTGAGAGAGTGGGATCCCGTACATTTTCCTTACTGCTTCATTCACATAGTAGCCACTCACCACTTACCCCTCCTTTATTCCTCATTTACTCCACTGTTATTCCTCATAAAAGGGTTATTCTGAGGAGCATTAGTGTTAGGGAACTGTACTTTGCTATCATCCTCAGCATTTTGGAGAGAGTATGGATCAAACTCTTTCATATTCTCCTTTTTCTGAGCTTTTACCTTTTCAAGTACCTCTTTTGGGTTATCCACAAACGGTAACAGGGCTAACAGAGTCTCACTGTCAACCTTTCCATCCAGTTTTACTACTGTATCCACAATCTCTGTGATATTTGCCGGGATATTTCTCTTAAACTCTAACTTTAAGTTTCTCATCTCTACATCTTTCCCGGTTACTACCTTGATAGGTACGGCTAAGAGCTCTACCAACTGCCTGATAGCCTTATCCATCTTTCTCTCTTTCGTGATACACTTAGTCTCCAGCCCAAAGAGCTTAAATCTGATAGCAATACCTGAGAGATTTCCGGCGAAATTCTCATCTGACAGATCAGGAACCTGAGCAAATTTGTAAATATTCTTTTCCAGTCGGTCTAAGTGGCTATTGATAGCATCTGTCTGGATCTCCTTAGTTACAAACTTCATATCTCCAGAATCAGTGATCTCTACAATGCCCTCCTCTTTGAGCTTCTGCATACTGTCCCCATTCATTACCATGTCCTTGATTACAAGGTAAGCGTTACGGAAAGCCTCAAACTCATCTGAAATATCACTCATTACTCTGTCATAGTCGTTTATGAGGCTCTCAATCTTCTCAAGATCACTCATCTCCTC